CTTGACTACCTGTAGGGCCAGTAGAACCTGTAGGGCCAGTTACGCCTTGCGCTCCTGTTGGACCAAGAGGACCAGTAGGTCCTTGTGATCCGGTTGGTCCTAATAAACCTTGCGGTCCGGTTGGACCTGCAACTCCTGTAGGACCTTGAGAACCTGTTGGTCCAACTTCACCTTGTAAACCACGAATACCGGTTGCACCAGTTGGTCCAGTAGGACCAGTTACTGTGCTTGCAGCTCCAGTAGCACCGGTTGGTCCAGTATTACCAGTTAATCCAGTTAAACCTGTTGGACCAGTAGGTCCTTGTGGACCAGTGTCACCTTTAGGACCAACAATTTGTCCTACGTTATCCCATTGTGAACCATCCCAAACATAAAGATCGCCCTCATCATTTACAAGATAAGAATCATTTATGGTGTTACCAACTGTAGGCAATGCAGCAAATGTAGAAATTGATCCAAGAAAACGAATTGAAGTTCCTTGCGGACCTGTAGGTCCGGTTGCACCAGCTGCACCAGTAGGACCAGTTTGTCCAGTTGCACCAATAGATCCTGTTGGTCCTATAGGACCTGCAGGACCAGTATGTCCAATTGGACCGGTAGGTCCGGCAATATTAGATGGTGCTCCTTCAGGACCTGTAGGCCCAGTTGGTCCTTGAACACCTTGCGGTCCTTGCGGACCAGTTACAGTTGATGCGGGTCCAGTTGCACCAGTAGCGCCAGTTGCACCCTGTGCACCTGTAGGTCCGGTAGCTCCTGTTGCTCCTACTGCTCCTGTAGGGCCGGTAGGACCCGCAGGACCTTGCGGACCAGTACTTCCTGTTTGATCAGCACCAATAGTAATTACTGTTGTTGGCTGCTCAATTATTTCAACAATTTCAATATCAGCCATTACAGTGTTACCTGTTTTTCAGTAAAGACCTTTCCAGTCATAAACGTTCTAGTCTTTCCATCTGTGCCAGTTAATTGGACATCGTAGTAACAGGCGTAAGGAAGTTCTTTAGTAACAGATCCTGCAAGAGCAAGCTGAATAGTATCGTAGATTCCACCAACAGTTGATTGAAGCTTAGTAATTACAAACTCACCAACAATTACTGGACCTACTTGAGCACGGCCCCCAGTATGGAATAGGCGTAGTTGAGATTTAGGCGTGTAAGTGGCGAGATCCATTGAGAACTTGAGTTTAATAGCAAAGTCGTCTCCCGCATACATAGAGAGGTCTCTGGTAATAACATCACCTTCGGGAGTGACATCTCCATAATCATTGAGTGACAAACGTACCCGTTGTGGAAGAGAAGCATCATCAATCTCCTGTGGTCTGTAGATAGGGACAAGCTTATTAGTCAAACGACTAATACGACGTAGACTAAATACATCAATCTTGTAAAGGCCAATACCAAGAAGATTACATAGCTCTCGGTACTGTTCTTTACGCTGATTAATAATGTCTGTTAGCTGGCGGAATCGTTCTGTACGAGGGATAGATACGCCGTCAGGAGAAATAATATCTATATCGAATGAAGCATCTGTGGCTAGAGTATAAAGAGCCATAGTGGTTGCAAGAAGAATCATTGGGTATTCGTCAATAACCGGAAGAGTAAGAAGTGTTGCTCTACTACCATTAGTATCGGCAGTGCTATTGGCGTGTTCTGCAAAAGCAGTGTTTACGTATTGATTAATCTCTGCTGTTGTAAAATATTTAAATGCGGTTCCTGTAACGGTAACAATTACACCATCAGCTGGAGGGGTGGTAAGGACAATAAGCCCTGTTCTTTCCTCAACAGAGGTGGTTCCTGAAACATTTGTTTGACCTACTCGTACGGTCATTGTTGCGCCGTCTACCGGAGAAACAGTAAGATTAAAGCGTGTGGTAGAACCATCACCTCTAAAGGTCTCTGAAAAAGATCTTCCTTGATCACCTAGTTCAAAACGAAGACGTTCAGATAATGCCGCAAGTGTTGCCACTGATTCCTCCGATGAAGTTAATGTTCAAATAATCCCGCGATTATTAACATAAGTCAGGGCAAACGTTAAGGGCCCTCATGGACGAAGGGCGGCTTGTCCATGAGGGCGTTCTAGATTGTGTCTCTCTTAGAGACGATCGTACAAATAGCCTTTTTCTTGCAAGTGCTGAGCAACATGCTTTGCTACTTTGTACTTCTGTCCGGCTTTGAAGGAATAGTTGTTTCCTGCGCCGATTGTTACAAAATCTAGGTCTTCAGCGACACGAATAACTTGTGAATCGTCTGCAAGACTTACGCCTACGGTTTCGACTTCGTCAATAACTGTTGGGTTTCCTGGAACTGTTAGGTCCAAAACTTCTGTTTCTAGCTTTGCTGCAGCCTCTGCAGTAGCCATTGACATTTCACCTGCACGTTGTGCAAGTGCTTCTGCGTTAGCTGCAATTTGAGCTTCACGCTGACGTCCTGTGACGTCTGTTACTTTTGCTTTTGCCACGATTATTATTCTCCTATAAGTTTGTGTTGGGGGCGGGTTTTTAGGCCCGCCCCCGAACTGATTAAATTAGTTGGTTTCTGCCAAGACTACAGACTGGTCAGTGATTAGACCTAGACCGTAGATTGCATACCAAGCAAGTGCATGCTCACGACCGAAGTCTAGAATACCGCCATCGCGGAGTTCTACTGGTAGAGAGATTGCGTGACCGAATGCGTTATCTCCAATGAAGATAGCTGTGTAGCGGTCCTTGTTACCGTTACCGGTCTTTGTTGCTGGTGAAGTGTAACCTCCGCCAGTTGGGTAGACGATTGGGCTTACAGCTGAATCGGCTGAGTAACCTGAACCAGCTCCG